AAAAAAATCTTTTCATATCAGTAACTTAAAATTAGTGTGTACTTTAGTTTGTACCACCCCGTAAGTCCTGACGGTATATATGCAGTGTAATTTTGACGATTGCAAAAGTACTTAAATATATACATTTATAAAAAATATTACCCCAAAATCAATCAAAAATGAAAGGCAACCGCCCCAAAATACACGGTAATTCACCCAAAAATGGGCAAAAAATGAAACAAAAACACATAAAAAACGCACTTTTTCGCGTAAAATTTTGGTCTAAATGCAGATAAACGACTGAAAAACAGTCAAAAGCCGAAAAAAAATTCAAAAACTAAAAAAATGACACCTTCCGAAGACCGAGCCGCTCAGAAGTCGGAAAGCAGTTGCCCTCCCCCTAAAAGGTGAAATATGACCTCTCCCGGAGGGGTACCCGTAACCTGGTAACACAAAAAACGCCGGAAAACCAATTTTCCAGCGTTACAAGGCAATTACCTTTTATGCCTGTTCTCTATCCATTGATCCACAAACGAGTCGGCCTGCAGCGTCCGCTTGCCTCGTACTAAAGCTATCCAGCCGGGGCGCATCAGTAAGTATTTGAAAGCGTCGGAGAAATTGGTGGATAACATCGGTAGTTTTTTTGGTGCCAGCTTTTCGGACTTCTTCACTTTGAACACTACTTTAGAATTACCCCGGTATTTGATTTCAGCCTTTGCCTTTTCTACAGAACTAACCATTTCTTTACAGTTCACCGCATCAACCAACAGGATAGGCAGGTTCTTGTTGGTACCGCCCATAATCTCCTGCATGAAGTCGTATTCCGCATCCTGCCGGATAACTGCCTGTTTGCGGCTCTTTAGGTTTACGATCCAGCCGGTACGGTTTCCGCTGCCGTCTTTTTCTATGGCGTCTTTGATCTTACCCGCGTAATCCTCCTTCTGTTTTTCAAAGTTATTACCTGCACGGTCATAGTACAAATCCAGTTCTTTGTATTCGTGGTTCTGGAAAAAAGAAAGGAACTGGTCGGCGATCTCCCGGAACCAGCCCGGCGGTATCTCAAAAAAGTTCTTATGTACCCGGTAATAAGCACCGTCCGGCTGACCGATCACCAAAGAAAGCATATTACCGAAGTCCATACCGCCTTCAATCGCTTTATCATGGTGCAGGTACCGGAGTTCCCGCGAGCTGTAAGCGGCTTCTCCAGACATGGTACCGTTATAATACTTATGTCCTTCACCAAACAACACATAGAAACGTAAATCCCTGCGAAGACCGGGACGCATACCCACCACCGACTTTTTAAATTCGTGAAGCTCCAGCGTACCATTATACAACCGCTTTAAATACTCTATCGTAAGTATCTCAACATTAGCGAATGAAGAAGCGTTAAGAAAGAACGTCTGCCCTTTTCTCAACTTCAACAAAGCCCGATCGTAATATTCAATATCCCGCTTCAAACGTTTCAGTTTCAAGGGGGAAGGCCTGTTCTTTCTTTGTTCCCGTAAAAGGGAAATTATCAAGTCATTACGTACACTTGCCGCCTGCACTATTTTAATGATCCGTTCCGGGTCCATTTGCTTGACATACCGGAAAAACCAGTCGTACTCGTTTTCGTCGATATCCGGCATATCGGTAGTAATGGTTATTCCCA